AGATGCAGCATGCATGCGTTCCAAGTACGCCTTTTTGGACTTGTGCGCCATCAATGCGTGCAAATGGAAACAGATCGCCACCAACGTTATCGAACACCTCAATAGTGTTGCTGTTGAGCGCATAGACTTCGTTGCGCAGCTTGATGAGTGCCACCACAGGGTCTGGATCAACTTCTGAGCTGCCATACTTCAATGGGTTGACAGACAACGGATTGGACAACTCAGTGACGACCAAATTAGCGCCATCGGTAGTCATGAAGTATCCATCCACCCAGCAAAAGTCAAGAACCACGCCAAGGTCTGGATCGGTGTTTTGCGTGAGTGTGGATGCAACTGGATTCCAAAAATACAGTCGACCACCTGATGCAATGCCAAGCAGATCGAAACTGTAATCCATCGTCACCAGATCGCTTGTTGGCCCACCAACATCGCCAAGAGTTGTCACTATGCCATTGCTATCCACGGACACCAGCTTGGTGCCCATGACTCGATAGCAGACTCCATTCCAGTTGATGCCGCCACGGTCAATGCCTGGGCCTGTTCCGTTGGCCACAATGCCATCGCCTGGTCGCAGGAATCCATTGCTGATGCCAGAAACCTTTGGCACAGGCATCATATTGACTGGATAGCTGGTGCGCAGCTCTGGCGTATTGTCAGCGTAGATGCCGTTTAGGATTGGAATTTGCATGGCTTACCACTTGACCTTATTGGCCCAATACGCTGCGCTCATTTTGCCCTTGGCAATATTCTCAGCATGTCTGGCCTTGAATGATTCTCGACGAGTCTCGGATGCCTTCGACTCGCCATCCTTCTTTGGTGATCCAGACACGCCTTGCTGACCGAAGCGAATGGTTTTCACTTCGTCACCGGCCTTGGCCACGACAACGTGGCTTTTGGTCGGATGCGATGGCGTGCGTTTGGGCTTGTTGTAGCCTTCCACGCCAGCGCGAGCAAGTCTTGAGTCTTTGGTGGCCATGATCAGAAGATAGCTTGCAAGCTGTAGTATTCCAATTGAACCAACTCATTTGCAGTTGTTGGTTGAGCAGTGATTGCAAATGTCTGATTCACATTGGTGTTAACACTTAGTGTCAAGACAGTACCTGTTGATGCTCCGTGGCCAGTTGCGCCAACTGCACTTGAGACAATTTGCGAGCCGCCACGATTAACAATCTCTTTTTGAACCGATACGCTTGCAACGTTGGCTGCGGCCAATGTGAAGATTGCGCTACCGCCAAAAGTCATATTCAGGTTTTTGGCATTGGCACTGTTGGTCAAGCTGAAAAGTGCATTGATTTCTATCTGTCCACCAGTTCCGACTGACCAGCCTGGAACAGTGACAGAGTCCAAAGTGACTGCTGTGTTGGCCACTGCGACCACTGCTGTGCCGTACCAAACCAAGGCAGTTTGTGTGCCTGACTGTGTGCCGCTGGTGGTGATGGCTGCACCGCCTGCGGATGCAGACACGGTGAAGGTGTTTGGAGACAACACGGTTTTGACGTAGTAGGTCGTATTGATGGCCAAGCCAGTTGGCAATGCACCAGTGGTCGTAAAACGAATCGTGTCATTGACAGACAAGCCATGATCTGTCCATGTCACCACGCCAGGCGCTGCGATGGTGATCGTGGCGGTGGCGCTTCTGTAAGCCAGATCGATGGTTACTGCTGTGCCAGTTGTGTCAGTATCCAATGCTGTGACTGGGTACAAACCAGTCACGCCTATGCCGCCAGTCCATGTCACAAAGACATTTTCACCAACTGCCACGGCTGCTGTAAGACCATGAGCACCAGCGCTGTTCAGACGAACTTTTCCTGCGTTGTTGTTGTAGGTCAGAGTCACGAATGTACCAGCAGGCTCGACCAGTCCAATTGGACCTTTGTTCTCAATCACCAATTGAGGGAAGTTGCGCAGTTGAGGCTGTGCGCCAATGCTGTACTCGACAGTGGCATTGCGGTTGTCAATGCGGATTGTGCGGTCTTCGGTGTAAGGACCGAATGTCTGCGCTGTGTTGAACAGCGTGCCAATTGTGGAGTAGTTCCACGGCTGTGCGCTTGTGGCCACAGATTGCAACAAGACGGTGGTCGACTCGTTGCCGGTGTTTCCGATGCTGATGTACTCGCCAACAGGCAGGATCACATCGACTTGGTTTTGGGTCAGGCTTGGCTGGATAAACATGGTGGTGGCTCCTAAAAGTTAAGCGATGCGATACCACGAATTTGTGGCTTGATAGAAACGCATGGTGAAGAATGCATTGGCTGCCAGTGTTGTTGGTGCACCGAATGCATTGGATGCGCCATTGAGCGCCAGCGTAAAGGCTGTAATGATCTGGGTGCTTGTCACCAGCACTTGAGTGCCATCAGGCACGCCAGTGTTCAATGGCAAGGTGATCGTTCCAGTGGCCAGCGTTCCAGCAGGCTGGATGATCATCCATTGCTGCTCGCTGACAGGCGTTGGCACCGTGACATTGAATCCGGTGCCTGGTGTGTACAGGTTGGTGGCCACGGTCGGGGCCGCGAATGTAGCTTGGAAGTATTGCAGCAATGCGCTGACCGACATTTTCCGAGCATCGCCATTGTTCTGGTCGTAGACCGGAATCTGGTTTGCACCAGAGACTTGGCTGATGCTTGAGAGTTGGTTGATTTGTGGCATGTTGTTTGTTCCTCAGTTGTATTCGAGTGGACCGTCTTGACCGGCCAAGACTGGATCGTAGGGGCGCTGCAAGAATGGGTCGTCGTAGACGCGCCAAGGCTTGTTGCCTGCACCGGATGGCATTGTGCCTGGCATCTGTTGCTCCATTGGCATGGCCGCACGCGACAGCAGGGTGTTGTAGGACTCCTTAGCCGTGGCCTTGGTGTCAGGCATGACCTGCTTGCCGTAACTTGGTGCCAGTTTGATGGCCAGATTGGTGTAGATGGCCTCGTTTGAACTGTCAGGCACATTGGTCTGCTCGTCAAGATCGCTGTCTTGTGGGCTTGATGGCAGTGGATAGCCTAAGCGAATGCCCAAGGCATTCCATGCTGCAATCATGGTGTCGAGTCTGCGCAGGGCAGACTGCAACTGTTCTGGTGTCAGATCAAAGACATAGGATGCAAGGCCAATTTCCTCGAAGGCCTGTGCGACGAATTGGCGTTTTGTCCATCCCATGTCATTCTCCTGTGTTCTCAGACAATCTGTCTTGGATCAATTGTCCCAGTTTTTTGTCTTTTGTGCGACCATCAAAGCGAATTCCTAATTCGGTGGCCTTGGCCTCAAGTTCTTCACGGGTTGGCCCTGCGTGCTCATCGATAGGTTCAGGCTCAGACTCAGGAGCTGGCGCTATTTTGATTTGATCACGCCAGTCCAGTGGCTTTGGTGGTTTTTTCTTCTTGACCGGCTTGATTGCCCATTTTGGCTTTGGCTTTTTGAATCCATCAGCATTGTCGCCTGCGGCTTCGATGGCCTCAGCAGCTGTTGAAAACCAACCATGGGCCAACTTTGCATCGAGTTCTTCTTGCGTCTGCACGCTGTCGAAATTGTATGTGCCACCACCTGGCTTGCGTTGCTGGCCAGGACTGCGGTAAATCATTGCTGGGAATGATATGCTCATTTTTTGGCTTTCATTGGCTTGGCTGTCTTGGCTGCTGCTTTGAAGTCTGCGGCTGTGGGTGCGCCTTTTGTGCCAGGCTTGCGCATGCGCTCAGGTGTCTTGCCTGCTGCCTTCTGTGCCGCGATGCGATCACGTTTGGCTGCGATGTTGGCATAGAGACCGGCCTTCATTTCATGGCCTTCTTGGGTGCTTTGCCTGGCTTACCTGCGGCCTTGGCTGCTTTAGTGGCCACGTTCAATGCGATGGCCACGGACTGCTTTTGAGGCTTTCCGGACTTCATCTCTTTGGCAATGTTCTTGCCGATGGACTTGCTTGAGTAACCTTTTGTCAATGGCATGGTGTGCTCCTTGGAATGAAGAAAGAAGAAGGGGCCGAAGCCCCTTCCCCCCTAGATCAGCTTAGGGCTGATTGAACAACAAGATGCCGGACATTTCAGGCTGCTTGTTGACCACACCGAACAGTGTGTCCAAGCGATACTTGATCGTCATGCTATCGATGTCGTAGAACTTCTGCATCACCAACTCCACGCCCTGGTCGGTGGTAGCACGCATCACTGCGGTGCCAGCATCGGATGGGACTGCGTAGCGGCCAGGCAAGATTTCCAACGAGTCACGCTGCCAGAACACGTTGATGTTCGAGGCTGCGGTGTTAAGCCAGTTGATGTTTGCAGCAGCAGCAGGAGTAACGATAACGTTCTTGTACTGTGCAGATGCATCGCTTGCAACTTGGTTGGAAATAATTGGAGGGCTGATCACCATTTGGGTGCCGTTGGTCACGCTGATGACACGGAATGTCTTCAGTTGGCCAGTGGACTGCTTGGTAATGTGATGCACTGCAACCACGCCATCGATCGTGAAGGCATCGCCAGCAACGATGCCAACTGTGTTGGACACAGTGACAGTCTGATAGCGGTTGTCAACGTTGATCTGGCCACCGACAGAAGTCGAAGTAGCTTGGGGAACGTAGTAGTTCAGAGCAGCGTTCTGCGTGTCGATGGTAGTGACACCACCAGCAGCAGCAGCGATGCGGTTTGCGTAGTCGAACTTGTAGGTGTCGAAGCCTGCGACCATGCCGACGAAGTTGCGCTCGTAGGCTTTGTCAGACTTGGCGTTACCGAATGAACGGCTTGCCTGAGACAAGTTACCAGCCAGACCGTTATAGTCGCGGCTTGCGAGACCCATGAAACGATCGTAGTCAGGCACGCCTTGCTCGTTCATGATGCTGTCGCACAAGGCCACATCGTCATAGTCACCGGCAGCGGTGGAGACTGGAACAACCAAAGTGCCTTGAGCAGCTGCGGTGTTCATGATCGCCACGTTGATGTCGGATGCGAGCTTTTGCTTGGCTGACTCGCCCAAACGACCTTCTTGCAATGCATCACGCAAGTCAAGAGTGGTCATGGTCCAAGGCACAGTCTTGCTGAAGCCGATGGTGGAGGGCACAGACAACTGAGTCATGTTCTGGTACGAACCAGCGATGGTCGTGCCAGGAGTGCTGTTGATGGATTGCGCCATGAAAGGCATTGGACGCCAGATGACGATGTTGGTGCGTGCCATCATTGTCTGGTCTGTGTTGTAGACCGAAACGTGACGAGACAAGACCATCAAGTCTTGGAAACCTTCGAGGATGTCTTCAAACGCTACGCGTTCTTCTTTGGAAAAGCTATTGGCCATGATGGGCTCCTAAATTAAAAAACTGTCATTTGGAAGCTGCTCGCTTCTGCTGCTTGTACTGGATGACTTTCGTCATGTTGCCAGTACGAGCCGCTTCTTCTCGCAGCCGTTCAAGGGTTGAGTCCACCGCCCCAGATACTCGGCCAGTTCCTGACACGACTCTCTCGGGTGGCGGGGCTGCCCTGCGGTTGGTAACTTTCAATTCTTTCTCCAGTTTCGCTACCGCAAAGGCAAACTTTACGGGGTCTTTAATGTCGGACAACTCCTTGGCCTTCTTTGGATTCTTGCCGAGCGCGTAGATGACGAGCGCAGGATTATCTGCACCTTGGAGCACCACGCCTTGCTGGGTGATGTTGAACAACTCTTGGGCCACGGCCTCAGCGTCTTCAAAATCTTTGACTCTTAGCTCGGCTTTCGCCTTGCCATAGCCATCCAGTTTGGCCTGCCATGCTTTTTGCTGATTCATAACTTCAGCTTCTTGCTTGGCGTTGGCTTCATCGGCTTGTCGCTTGCGATCAAACCAATCGGCC